GGCTTCCTGCGCGTTGTCATACGCGATGGCAGCGCCTTCAGCCTTGACCGGAGCAGAACCAAAGCCCGAGAGCTTCACTTCTTCTTCAAAGGAACGCTCTGAGGTTTCGTCCTCATAGATTTCCTTATGTTCCTCGGCATACCGCTTGTATTCCAGGCCGAACAGAGCGTTCAGACCGGGGAGCAGTTCCTTGAGGAGTTGTGCGCGACTAACAGCCATTGTTCAATCCTCCCCTTACACGATCACGTTGCCGGTCGTCGTGCGCATGAAGTGGGTGTTGATACGAACAATAACGTCCGTATAAGCATCCCCAACAGCAGACGTAGGACCGTTGACAAAATCAACAACGCGAATCGGCAGCGTAGCAGTGCTGGTCGCAGAGGAGAGCTGGAGGCCAACACCAGAAATCTTGTTGTCTGATGTAGAGCCAGCCACCGTCTGAATCAGCGCAGCATTTGAACCCAGATAGTTCTGAGTCGCGGCACCATCAAACTGGCACTGGAACAGCGCATCCGGGTCATCCACGACATAAGCCTGAATGTCGGAAGCAGTGATGCTGCCAGTGTAGTTCTGCTTAAACACCTTGCCATACGTCGCATCGGTATAGGTGCAGCCCACAAAGACGCCCAGCAGAGTCGCGCTTGTCGTCGCCGTGGTAGCGGTAGTCGTGCCGTTGAAACGGTTCACAAAACCACCAGTGCCAGAAGCACCGGCGGTCAGAATGACCGGATCGCCAAACTGAATGGCAACAGAGTATGCGCTCTTAATGGCATAAAGCCGTGTAGAGCCAGCAAAACCCTGGCCACCCAGCAGATTGATGGGGCGAAGCCCATACGGGGAAGAGGTCGAAGCCATCTTCTTTACCCTTCTGCGTTGGTGTTAAGGACTAGTCTCTTGATCCTGCGCCAAAGCTGACCTTGGAAGAACGCTCTGGACGGAGCAGCGGCATCCGAGGATCATTCTCGCGCATAAAGTTATTATCCACACTTTCCATCTGCTTGTTTGCAAGATTCTCATAATAAGTTGCACGCTGACGTGCAGCTTCTTCAGGAATCTTACACAGCAACAGACCGCCAATTTCGACATTACCCTTGTCGTTGGCTTCCAACATCAGCTCAGGATGGTCTTCAGCGCGAACGGGCACATACCCCTCACGAAACTGACGACTGGCGTTGGTCTTGTCTGCTACGCCCGCCATAGCCGTTCTTACCCAGCGATAGACATAACCGGGTTCAGGAGTCGGGTCAGGCAGGATGGAAGGCGGCTTCCAGGCGGCGGGAGCTGTATTGGCTTCCCGAGTTTCAGCTTCGCGGCTAGCACGATTGATTGTGATTCCAGACATATTCATCTCCATCACAGATTCTGCTCTTTGAGCAACTGGGAAGCATACTGTTCAGTTGTCAGATTAAGCCGCTTTGCCAGACGCACTTGCGTCGGAGTTAACTGGACCACTTTGCGGTTGCCGCTCACACTGCGAGTCGCAGGGGCTACAACGGTGTTCTGCCTGGGCGTCGATCCTTTTGCCGCCTCAGACTTTTTGAATCCATCGTAATCGGGGAATCTTTTGCGCACCGATTTACTGATTTCTTCATAGTATTCTTTAGAGCGTGGGTCAATACCTCTTTTATTGATAAGAGTATCACTCAATCCAAAAGCATATGCAGTCATTTCTGACTCCATATCGCCATCTGCTTGGAACCACTTATTATCTTCATACCATTCAAGCGCCATAGGATCAGGCGGGGCAACTTGCTGCTGGGCAGGTTGTTCATTCCTGGGCGCCTGACGAGGCTGCTGGACAGGCTCTTCTACAGTCCGAGGGGTGTAGGAGGAGTATTTATCATGCTCCACCACAGCCCTCTGGAGCTGCGTCTGAAGCTCAATAAACTTATCAGTCTCGCCAGCCTCAAAGGCTTCCTTGGCCTTCCGTTGCAACGCATCAATCTGAATCTCAGCGCGCTGCTTTGCGGTATTAATAAGTGCATTTTCATTGTTTGCACTATAACGCTTCAGAGCCTCATTTTCAGCGATAATCTGCTGAGCATATCGAATTGCTTCATCGCGTTCTTTAGCGGCAGCTTCCTTGGCGCGTCTTTCAGCATGTGCCTTAGAGCTTAAATCCTTAATCCGCTTCTGAATATCTTCTTTGTAGTTTGTGATTTCCTGCTCTCTGGCAGAAATATCTTCATCGCTCTCAGTAGATTCAGGAGCTACATGACGGCCACGATCTTCATCGGGAGTGTCGTCAATAATCTCAATTTCAATGTCATCATCTGTTTCCAGATTGACTGCTGTAGATTCGCTCATGCGCGCTTAACTCCACGAGGGTCTTCAACAACTGCTTCAACTGTATCATCATTGATAAGTCTAAATTCCTTGCCATGCACCTTAATCCGAGTGCCAGAATAAGCGCGGAAAATGACCCAATCCCCCTGCTGACACCAAGCTCCAGTCGGGAACTTATTTGTGTCCATGTAGCAGAGCGGACCTAGCTCAATGACAAAACCAACAATTGAGGCTGTTTGCTCACGATCCAGAGTGGCGCCAGGAATAAACACGCCGCCATCTGTCTTCTCTTCCAGCTCAGGAAGAGCAATGAGCATCTTGTAACCCTGAGGCTTAGGCAATTGACTCGCGCGGCGGGAATCCCCCTCAGGCAAATCAACATCAGTCTTAATAGACAAATCCATTTAACGCTCCATGCACGCTGATATGGGCCAGCGAGAACCCTTCCGGTCGATATGACCGTATTTCAAAGCCAAATTAGATTATTGATCTCTCAATCTTTCATCGAGATCGAGAATCTCCCTTTCTGCTATGGCTAAACCCTGAATAATGCCGCAAATTCTTTTGTATTCATCAAAAGAAGAAGCGCCACCCGTCGAAACATCATCCGACATATTGTTCATGTGATCACGAATCTTCTTTCTCAACAAAGAAAGAAGTCCATCTTCAACAATTTCACTCATTTTTACTGCCTATTTACAGAATTATTGGCAATTTCTCTGCCAAATTTCATACCTTCAAGCTGCATTTTTGCAGCTTCTTTATCTTTTTCAGTTTCAGCTTTATGACCAAATTCCATTCCAGCCAATTTCATCTTTGCTGTATCATTATCTAGCTTATTTTGTGCTGCAATGCCTGCAATTCTTTCCTGAGACTGGATTCTTGCAGCATCATTAGCAAGTTGCTGCTGTTTTGCAGCAATATCAGCATCAATCTTCTTAGCCTTCAGAGCAATCTCAGCTTTTTGATTCTCAAGTTCGGCCATCTGCATTTGAAGAACAGGGTCTTGAGCCTGCTGCTGGGCTTGCTGCTGCTGAGCTTCAGCCTGATCCTTCTGAAGCAACTTAGCTGCCGCATCTGCTGTCAGGCGAGATAGCGTAACTTCCACATCCTCAGGAAGTTCTTGATCCATCGGAGGCAGCTCAACGCCCAACTGCTCTTCAATCTGCTTGCGATATTCAAAAGCAATATGCTCATTGATATGAGCGGTGGCAGCAGACTGAATCACAGAAGCCTGCGGAGACTGCCCAACAAGCTGCATGATCTTGGGGTCTTGCATAGCCGCCATATGAACGCGGATATGAGCCTCATGATCCTGATACAGGAATGCCTTAACCGGCTTGCCTGCAAGAATATCCATATTCTCGGATACGGGGTCTTTCGGCTTTTTGTCCTTAGTATCTGGAATAATCTTATCAATATCATTCACACCAAGAACAGCCAGCATCTGCCGGTGCAGTTCCGGCATATCATACATCTGAGGCGCCTGCTGAGCCAGCTGAAGAGCAGCCTGATACTGCATAACTCTCTGTGAGAGAGAAGCAGCATTTGGATCAGTTACAGGGAATACATCAATTGTGTCGTCATAATCTTTTGATCTTGTGGCGCCAGGATCAGTCTCATATTCATACTCACCTTCCATGTGGTGCTTGATAATATCCACAAGGAGATCAAGCTCCAGCTTCATGGAGGCATGCAGGCGGGCCTGAACCGCAGACATGACCTTCATAGCCCGTTCCATGAGGGCTAAGGTGGTTCCAACCGGAGCCTGCTGGTTGGCATCCCCAATCTGAAGATCGGCTATGGAGGCGAATCTACGACCTTCCTCGACCATGTTCCCTAAGAGGGCTGAAAGCACCTGAGAGGGTTCTTTGTAGGGGAGGAAGGTGATGGCATCCTTAATGGCGCCAGAAGGCACGTCCACGTCCCTAAACTCGCCGGGCATAAGGGGAGTGCTATCGCCCTTAATACGTAGCCCACGAGCTTTTAAACCAGCCGGAAGATTAGATAATGTGCCAGCATCAATCAGCTGACGCATAATGGAGGTGGCGCTTTTGGCAATGCCACCAATCAGATGAATCAATCCAAAAGAATAAAACCCAAAACCAGGGATATAACTATACGGAACAAAGTGCAGACGCTTCAGTTTTTCATCATCATCTTGGCGCCAATTTCTATAGATAGATAGAACTTCATTCGACTGCTTATCAATTGTAATCACATAAGGCAGAGCAATGCCTGTAGGCTCTCCATCTTGTTCATCTTCAAATCCAGGCAAATCATAATCTACATGAAACTCAAGGAGAGTGTGGCGATCATCATTCACTAACTGATCTTCGCCAGTCAGTTCATCTTTGCCCTTTTGAATATCTGTAATTTCAGGGTGCGGTTCAGGAAGATCAATATCTCTGTAAAAACCAGAGACTTGCAACTTCCTCACTTCATTCGGAAACTTACGCATAATATGCGCATAGCGCGGGCATGAAGCTAGATCAGTGGCGCCGTAAGGAACTACCAAATCTTCAGCAGGAACATAGAGAGATGTAGGACGCTTAATATTCGGATCAAAATACACCTTCTTAAAAGCGCATCCAGCAAGCGGAAGAGAGAACAACATACGCTCATGTTCTGAGCGATATTCTCCCATCTTCTCAGTCAGCATATAATTCAGGTCTTCCTTAATGCGGATAGCCTGACGTTCTTTCTGGGGAGTGGAGCGCCCAACAATCTTGGTCTTAACGGGACCACCAGCTGGGAATGTCTCCATGATAGCCTGAGACTGGAACCGCACAGCGGCTTCAGACAGGATTGGATGAAACACACCACAGGCTCCAGGCCATGGCGTGCTGCGTTCTTCAATCTTCAGACCAAGAAGGTCTAATCCCTTCTTGTAGGTTCTTTCCCAGTCTCTGCGAGACGCAAGATCATTATCAAAATCTTCCATCAGCTTGTAGCTAATAGAAGCCAAGTCTTCCTTGCTTAAAATCTCCGCAAGATTAGTCCCAAAGTCAGGGCTTAATTTCTCAGATAGCTCAGGACCAAGAATAACAACAGCACCGCCGTCAGGCGTTTCAATAGATACAGCGTCAGGATTAACAATCTGAATCTCAATTTCTTCTGGAGAAACTGATTCAGCTTCATCGTAAGCCGTAAGAGCTTTATCTGTTGCCAATTTAACCGCCTATTACTTCTTAAAACCCACGACCTTCTTCAGCCGAGGATTAGCCTTAACTGCCGCCTTAGAGGCTTTTCTGGCGCCAGCAGCAAGGATTGCTCCCGCTCTTTCTGCGCCAATACCCTGAGACTTAGCAATCTTAGCCTGAACAGCCTTAAAGCCGGGGTGCTTTGCCATTTTAGGCTCCTAGTAATAATCGGCCTTGCGACGGACTATTTCATCATCTCTGTGATCTGAATCTAATTGAATAAATCCACCCTGTCTATATCTCATTAATGCCATGATAACTGTATCCACAAAGTCATCATGATCGCCATTAGGAAATGCAGCACATTCTTCTATAACTTCATCTGACCATTTTCTATCAGGCGCCCAAACAACACCTGATGCAAATAAATCAGAAATACTATTAGCACGCATAATCTTATCACCAGATGCTCTAGTTGGTGTAAATTCAGATACTGGAATACCTGCTTGTCTAAGTTCATGAATTAATGGCAAACCAGATGCTTTAGCTTCAATCATAAAAGCATCAGGATTCCATTGATTATACATCTCCTTAGCTCGTGCTTTTAATTCAGGAAACTCTAATCTCTCTTTTATAGCATCCAATAGAATAACATTAGGAGAATTATACCCGCTGCTGCTTTCGTCATTAAATACGCCCCAGACTGTAAAAGCAGAATAGTCTGAGCGGTTGTTTTTGGTAAATGCGGTATCAGCGCATATCAGGATGAAGTCAACATCAGGTGGGCTATCTTTATACCACTTCCTCCACCATTCCCTTTTTAGGATAGCGCCATCTTCATTGGTGGGCTGCTGCTGATACTGAGCGTTCCACTTGGCGCCAGGAAGTTCTGCCTTGAGAGCTTCAAGGGAGTCTGCGGACCAGAACTCAGGCCATAGAGGGGCGCCAGAAGGAAGGATGGCGGGTAGTTCTATGACTTCCCATTCGTCGCCTACACCCCGGTTGATGGATGACTGGATGATTTGTCCGGTCAAATCCCGCTTACCCCAGCGGGTCATCACGATCACAATTCTAGCGCCGGGCTGAAGACGCTGACGGGGACCGGAGGTATACCAATCAAATACTTTATCATAAACAGTTGGATCATGAGCAGCCATAATGGCTTCCTGCTCAGTGTGCGGATCATCAATGATAAATAGATCAGCACCTTTACCAGCAATAGCGCCACCTACACCAATGGCAAAATATTCACCCATCTTATTTGTAGACCATCTACCGGCAGCTTTGCTATCAACCTGTAGCTTGGTGCCAGGGAATATCTTCTGATAATCTTCACTATCAATGAGGTTTCTAGTTTTGCGTCCAAAGTTTACAGCAAGCTCTGCTGTATGGGTTGACTGAATAATCTTCTTTTCTGGAAATCTACCCATAAACCATGCTGGCAAAAGATAGGATGCAAACTCGCTTTTAGTGTGGCGAGGAGGCATGTTGATAATTAATCTTTTGCAGCTACCATCAATTACTCTCTCAAAAGCATCAGCCATAATCTTATGATGGCGCCCATCAATAAATGATGGCCACATCATTTTTACAAAATCTAGGAAATGCTTTTGCGCGCTTTCGCGCTTTTTAATATCCTCAAAATCACTAAGCAGCTTCAGAAAATCTTTCTGCTCATTTACAGGAAGAGTGCTGATTTTTTGTAGAACAGATTTAATGTCCAAAGTGATGATTCCTAAATTTCTTTGGCGCCACAGATATACTACAGCCTTGATAAAAAAATAACCCCCAAAATGGGGGTTTAGTTTTCGGAGGAAACGCGTTCGCCGGTCAGGTCAGCGAACGCCATATTTATAATATATATATTTATATATAGTCAATAGCTATAATATATATACTATTAAAATTCTTCTATAGTAGGTATTGTATATATACTATTATTATCTCTTATAAAATATACTATTTCTAATCTCTTTAGATATATACATATTCTATATATCATATATGGAGTAAAATTATATAATCCATATTTAATATTTTTAGACTCATTTATAATATCATATACAGTAATCTTATTCTTATATTTACTTATATTGTTTACTATAAGAATATATATAATATATTCTATATTAGTCATTATTATATCCATTAATTATTATATAGTTTATTGCTTAGTATATTTGTTCTTTCTTGTTTACCACGTCTATTCATATTCATTTTAATCATTAGATCAAATCCTTTTTCTGTTCTTTTATGAACTAGAAAACATACATCATTCATAGCCATATCATATATCTTTTCAATATCCTTTAATGAATACTGCCAACATGGTGCCCA